ACCTTTAGCAACTGCATCAGCTTTACTGGATGCTCCCCATGCTCTAAGACTTTTTAACAATGGAGTTGCTTCACCATTTTTATACTCAGCTCCTTTCATTTTTCCCATACGTTGTAAGAAAGCTGCTCGTCTTGGATTGTCACCTTTTTTTACTGGCGCTCCCACTATTTAATACCTCTATCTTTAGCAGTTAACGCTGCTTTTTTAAAATTCATTGCGCTTGGTCTTTTCTTGTTACCTTTCCTACGCATTGTTTCACCACTACCACCTTTGATCCTTTTGCGTTTAGCGTGTATGTTCGCATACAATCCAGTCTTAGCCATTTAGTTTCTCCTTCTCAAAGAGATTATTTTCTGTGACATAATTGTTAATTTGACTATTAATTATTTCGTTAACTTCTTCATCTTCAATATCTAGTATATCAGCAGTCATCTCGCACAATGCTACATACCTTAATTTCCACATATCTCTGTCAAACTTTAATTGTTCTATTTTACCTTTAGTCATTCTTCCTCCAATAAGTTAGGACACCCAGTATTTTGTAAGCACTACCTGTAGTAGAAATAAAAAATGCCCTAGCTAATTAACTCTCTCCAATCATCAGGCAGGTTTAGTTGCATTCCTAAATCATTTTCTGCCCAAGCTATGACATCATCTAAAAACAATCCCATTTCTTTAGTTGTTAACTCTGTTGTAGATTTTAGCACTACTTTACTCTTACCTGCAACTTCCTCAATTCTAGTCTCAAGAAATTCTGACTGACAATATATCTTTATAGCTCGTTTAGTATTATTAGTTTCAAACCTCACTTGGTCGACAAGACTGTGATACAAGCGATTTTGTTGTGATGTTCTAGTGTAACTATTAGGCTTAATAGATATTACAGCTTCATCAGCATTTGTCTTTTTAAAGAATGCTTTAGTCATACCCTTAACTATATCTGCTTTAGGTTTATCTTTTTTTAGTATTCTTGATAATGTTTCACTCATAATAAATAATCTCCTTAATGCTATATTCATTTCAATCCTTTCTTCTTTAATATTCTGTCTGTTCTACGTATAGCAAAGTCAAACATCTCCTCAATAAAGTAAGGTTTCCAGTAGGGATGGATTATCCTACCGTCAACGACATCATGACAATATCGGCACAAATAAGCTCCTACATCACGACCTTGATCATCTTTAGTTTTCTTACCCATGCCACCACCACCTTTGTGTGCAAAAACAGTTGTAGCTCCGTTATCATTTAGACAATCATCTAGCTTTAGCGTACAAGCCTGTCCTCTTGCACTACGAGTTATAGCGCTTTCTTTCATTTCTCAACATCAAATTTGCGTTCATACATTACTTCTGTGTTGAGCCAAAGAATAACATCAGCTACACTATAAACTGTTGTGACTGATCCACCTGCGTTCCTGATCTTTTCATGCATATCTTTTTGTGATTGAGTTAAATACCCTTTAGGATGTTTATCATTAGCTGGTCGTTTAACCTCTAATCCCCAATACATACCATCATAAACAACAGTAATGTCAGGTACACCTGCTTTAAGTCCTGTTTTTTTTAGTCTTGCGCCCTCAATTGCACCACCTTTTCTTGATCCACCATTAGGTACTGCCCAATAACAAACCTTACGCATGTCTAAATATTTGCATATAGCATTTTGGATCACATCTTCTGTATAGTTCATTTGGCTTTGTACATATCTATGATTAAGTTATATTTCATTTGATCACACAACATAATTATTTGCTCACACAGTTTGTTCTGAATTTCTGTGTCCTCTATGCCTTCAATCGTTGCCAAGACATCTCTAATTGTTTTTATTAATTTTTTTCTTTCGCTATGATCAAGTTTTTTTGGCATTTTTAATTCGTTTTCTAGGTTTAGTTGGCTCTAAATAATTAGCTAACCCATAAATCATCCAATGTGTAATAGATTTATCTGATGCAATTCTTGATGTAAAGCCACTTAGTGACAATCCTAACATCTTAGCTGCTTCTTTCTGTGTAATCTGAAGTCTTTCAAGTTCTCGTGGTATGGATTCGTAATAAATAATCTTAGACATAATAAAAAAAAGTAATAGAATAATATAATTATATCAATATTAGTACATAGTTCTGAATTGGTTTCAATTAATATTTCGCTTTCAGCGAGTGACTTCGGAAAAGCTAGGGAATAAATTCCCTCTTAAAGATCAAGAGCTTTTAACTTATCGGGTAATGCTGTGGAGCTGAGAGTTTCGTGCAAGTAATCCCCAACCTAGACGTTAATCTAAGTTAGAGATTCTCATCGGTATAAAGCGCATCGCAGTATCATCCGTGCTTGTTTCAATCATAGTCAAACAAGTCAGAGTTCATTGCTACGGTATGATCCGTACTCAGCCTTCTGTAACTCTGCGCTAGATTTTCTTTATCGGTTCAAGGTGGTTACCAGTATAAACCTTCTTAATCTAACATCAATCCACAGCTTCTTGGAACGCATAACTGAATCTCTTTTTTCAGGTGTGAGTGAAGTATTTAACTCGACATATCACCTTTCGCATCCTGATATTTGCCAAGAAGTCCTAAGATGGTATAATCTTTCACAGAACGGTGGGGCAAACACCAGTTTTAGACAACCCTTAGAGCTTATCCACTCTAGGGGTTTTCGCTTTCTGATCTACTCAAAAAACGCTAAACCAAGACTTAAAATGATACACAGGTTTTATGATCTTTTTTTTAATTTTTGCAAAAAAACTATCCCTGACTATAGCTAGGGATTTTAAATTGGCTCTACAACCCCTACTCCTAAAGGCTTAATTATTTTCTCCCGAAACCTCTACCTTATACCAATATTAGTATATACTTATCTGTGTCGAGGATAACAAATCGGCACTTTTAAACTAACAACTTGGAGATATATTGTGAAAAAACTTAGTAAAAAAAATCAAAAAATTATTCATGACGTTAAAGATTCTATTAGTGTTGATCTTTCAGTAATGCAAGATTTCGCTGATGAAGGTAGATACCAAATGGTACGTCATTCTCAGAACGATATTAAAGCTAAACTTAATGGTATCGCTTGTTACTTAATTCATAGTGACAATAAAAACTGGTCATCACTTAAAGATGCATTTCACGAAATTGAATCTATGGGTGAGCTAGGTCTTGATTATTACTTTGAAGTTTTAGAATCAGACAGGTTTATTTCAGAAGCTGACTACGAAAAATATTTCGCTAAAGCCTAATTTAACAGGGGAGCAAAGCTCCCTACACACTTGGAGAATAATATGGAATATCAACTAACTACTAAAGAAAAACTTTTTATGATCAGATTTTTAAGTGCTAACGAATGTGGCGCTAACACTCCTGATGATCTTCTTGGTGACAACTATTCATGTTTAGCTTATGAAGATATACAAAATTTTAATCGCCATCTTAATGACAATCAGATCGGTGGCTTTCTTTCTAGCCTTGAGCAAAAAGGTTGTATCTATAGAGAAAATGACAACCCTGACCTTTCAGCTAAAGAAAAAGAAATGTATGGTTTTCCACCTATCCTTTGGTGGGCAAGTACAGATTATCTTGAGTCGCTACATGGTGAGTGGTCATTTACAGATGCTGACTTTCTATTACTTGAGTCACAAGTTGGCAAAGGTGCAATGATCAATCATTTTTACAACAGTAGTCTTGCTGACATTGAGTCGATTGAGCTAGATGAGATCACTAACTTAAACAACGATCTTTACAGCTAATTTAACAGGGGAGGGCAACCTCCCCACTTACTTGGAGAAGTTATGAACACAAATATCAAAATTACATTAACAGACGAGCAACGTGATCACATCAAGAATCTTATCGATGGCAAGATCACTCGTAAGAAAGCAACAAGGCAAGATGTTTCTAGCCTAGTTCAAATGTTTGTAGACAACCTTGTCGAGTCCAAATTGTCCGATCCTCAAGAGATTGTGCAAGAAACTATTGACAACCTTAGTGGCTACAAATTCTACGTTAAAGGCGAAGAAGTAGAATCTAAGGAATGGGTTAAGTTTTCATGTGACGATTGTGGTTGCATGGTGTCAGTTGCTGACAACAAACTTAAAAATCTTCCTGAAGATCAAACTGGTCTTGGTCATTTTTGGCAAGACACTTTACCACGTTCATTTAGTTGGGGAGCGTAATCATGATAAAGCCAAATTTACCGTGGAAGATTGATTACATTTATGGGTATAGCTATGGCAAGGCTGTACCCCAATATCTTACTGATGACGAAATGTTTGACACTCTATACACAGAAGATGAGCAAGATGAAGTCTTTAGTCTTAAAGTAGGTGAGCAAACAACAATTGTTGGAGTTGGTGAGAAAATAAAAATCACACGCATGGAGGTGCAATCATGAGAAGTTTTGAATCTATTATCGATCAACGAATCGAAGAAGAAGAACGTATGCTAGACGAAGATGATTTTTTCTTTGGTGACGATGAGATTTGTGTTGGTAGAGTTTACTATCAAGGTGGCTATGAAGAATGGCGAGTAATACAACTTGGTCAAACTGATGGTCAAGATGGTGTAGTTAGGTTTTTTGTAACTATGATCAGACTACATGACTCTCAACTTAGAACAATCTTACAATCAACTTTTAGAAAGAAATGGAAGTTATATCAAAATTAGTATGTTCCTATACCAATATTAATATATACTTAACACTTTAAACACTTGGAGATATTATGGAAACTGCAAAAGAATTAAAACAAAGCGACAACTACCAAACAGCTTGGGAAAGTCGCAGAGATGAAGCTCGTGATGAGTGTATGACTGAAGCTGACAACATTGTTATGGAGGTTGAGCATATAGTTGGCGATCTTGATCAAAGACTAGATGTGCAAAATACTGAGATACTTGCTGATGCTTTGAAGGCTTTAAGAGAATTAGCTGACTACACTTATCATGACACTATTTATGGCAAGTATGCAACGCACACGGAAGAATTTATTTATGACTTTCGTAAGGATATGAAGATGGTCGCACAGGAACGTCTTTCTTATGAATTAAAATTTAAGGGAGAAAGATAATGGCTGATATAAATGGTGTTGAATTGTCATACGCTACTAAAGATGAGTATGACTTCGAAGGTGGTGAATACGATGATGGTGAAATAACGTCTGCAATGCAAAATAATATGCATGGTAAATGGACTAAAGAAAACTTTAATGAATATCATAAAAATCATCCTGAGATTTATGACTTGTTTGTTAAGTTTACAAACATGGCTACACAAAGAAAGAAATACTATTCTGCAAAAGCTATATTTCACAGGATCAGATGGGAAACTATGATCTCAGGTGAAGGCGATTATAAAATTGATGATGGGTGGATTTCACACTACGCTAGAAAGTTTATGGATGACTTCCCACAACATCAAGGTTTTTTTCAAACAAGAGATAGGAAAAATTCTTATCACAAAAATTAAGGAGATATTATGGAACAGCAATTAGACAAATACGGTTTAC